TCAATCCATCTCATGAAATTGCTTATGCTTTCTGAAGATGTTTCATAATTCTCTGTTTGCATTTTATTCTTTTGTTTTTATAATTATCTCAACTTTTGAAGAACCCAGCAACTCTTGTGGGTTGCTTACAACATTTAATATATTAGTTTGTGCTTGTGGTCCATGCTCGTTAGCAAGTTCAAGCAATTCGTTTAGTAGTTCTTCAAGTGTCATGGCATTTCGTAGAATCTAGAGGTTACAGGGTGATGCACATAAAGATGTTTCATTGCTCTAGTTACTGCAACATAAAAAACTCTGTGTTCGTTGTCTGGATCTTGAGCAAACCCTTTGCTTGTCATTTCTACCATGTCTGGTAACACAACCACATTATCCGCTTCTCTACCTTTGACAGCGTGAATAGTGTTGATTTCAACGTTTCCGCTGCTAGCTAGTGTACCGTTTTGTTCTGCTTTCTTAAGGATGTCTCTAGCTGTGTTAGACAGTTTAAACACTTTGTCCCAAGATACTGTAGTTCGTAGCCCATAGTTTGTAGACAGTTCGTGTTTATCAAACATCTCTAAGTCAGGCATTGAGTCCATAAGTTTCTTAGATCCTCGTGCTACTGCTGATCCACTAGGTAAATACTCTCTGTATAGTATCTTTAGATCTTTTACATACAGCTTGTAGCCTTGCCTTAGCTGTTCCCACAAGTTAATCATTCGGATTGTATTTGCGTTAAATAAGGAGCAGTCTCCTCCAGATACAAAGAGCTGTCTTTGTTTAATTAGTAAGTTTTCAAAGTATGGAAGGAACGCTCTGTTTCTACACAAAAGTAGCCATGATCCTTTGGAAAAGTCTAAGTCGTTAAGTCCTTTGATTTTAGTAACGCCACCTTCTGGTTTAATTGTGTTAATAGTGTAGTTTTGTTTCTGAGAAATCTTGTTAGCAATCTTTTCAGAGTAATCAAGGATGTTTGCTGGTAGGCGGTAACTAGTATCTAGAACAACACGTTTACCTTCTCTTTCAATAAGAGACACTGGATCACCTCCAGAGAATTTGTAAATGCTTTGTTTGTCGTCTCCAGCAATATACACTTGTTTTACTGATTTACTGAGTTGGTCAACCACCTTCCATTGAAGCGGAGACAAGTCTTGGGCTTCATCTACAAATAAGTAGTCTAAGTCTAATTGTACATCTAGTTCAATGAATTGCTCAAGCTGATCTGTAAAATCATATAAATCATTGTGAGATTTAAATTCTTTGTAAAACTTAGAAAACCTTTCTAACTCTTCTACTGATACTGTTGCGCTGGGATTGTCTAGTAGCACTTGCTTGGCAGAAACTTGCATGTTTCGCATAAGACCGTTGTAGTATAACATTCGGTCTCCTGTTCCTGAATTAAAAGTGCTTCCATCTTTCTTTGATACAGTAGCTGCTCCAGACAAACGAAACCCTGTTACTTTACTTAGTGCTTGGTAATCTTTCCAATTAATAATTCGTTTACTTGGGATTCTTCGGTAACATAAAGCGTGTAGTGTACTGAACGCTTTAAAGTCATCTAAGCTGTAGTCAGTATATTGTTTAATCGCGCGGTCAATTGCTTCTTGAGCACCTGCTTTTGTAAATGTTGTAAATCCAATTTTACTAGGAGGCGTAGTCTCTAGGCATTCACCTAGCAATTTCATTAGTGTAGTTGTCTTACCTGTGCCAGCACTTGCTACAAATATTTTAGTTTTGTCCTTCATAGTTTAGCTTTTACTTTCTTCCAGTAAGATAAAGTACTTGTTTTGAACCAGCCATTGGGTCCTCCGTTGTGGATACGAGCTACGTCTTCTGCAGATACTTTACGACCTAGTCTTTCTTCAGTAGCATATTTGTGCATGTAAGCGGTAAAGATTCTAATAGAAGTTTCTTTATCGTACGCATCTAGTACAGTCCAATCTTCTTCTGCGTGTACGGCAGCATCTTGTATGTAAGCTTCTGTTAGTTGTAGGCAGCCATGAGCTGTGTTATTGTCGCCGACTGCGTCTACGTTTCCGTTGCTTTCGACTAGCATAATTGCCAGTATTAATTCTGATAATGTCATTAGTATGTTGTATTGTCTATGAGTTCGGGGTATGCTGTGATGTTATTTACATCTAGCTTGTTTTGATGTATTCGCCAGCATCGAGTGTTTACGTTATCGACTTGGACTCGATCAGGTTCTGCTTTTAGTACTTTCTTTAATACAGAAAGTATTTTATTTGAAGGCATGTCCTTGAATCGTTGTTGTTCTAAGTGATCTCTTAAATCTGACATACGGAACAAGTAGTTTCCGTCAGATCGTTTTATTGGTCCGTGTTTGATATGTTTATAATCTTCAACTGCAGAGTTGCAGAAGGATGATACTAACTCAACAAGCTGACCTACAGGAGTCATCTCAAACGGAATGTCTATTTGAGTGCAGTTCTTAAGCAAGAGGTTTTGTTGTTTAGTCCAGTCTTCTTGTTTGATCATTGGAAACTTATAAAGAAGACGCTCCATTACTCTTTGGTTAAACAAACTAAAGTTGTCGAACTCTGCTGTGCTGAGTTGTAGCTCAGTGTCGTCTAGAGTTAAATACCATAAAGGTGGATCACTCTTAAGTTGTACTAAGGATCGGTTGTTTGGCATGAAGTCTTCTCCGCCAATACCATACTTAGTTTGCCCACATTGCTTAGCGTCACAAAAGCGACACAGCGGTTCTTGAGCACATTGGTATTTGTAGTCTTTCTTTCCATAAGAAGCTATGATTGCTTCTAGCTCTCTGTCAGTCAGGGGTTCGGAGAACATCCTGTTATACTTGTGTATAAGTTGCTTCCACTCTGTTGGATTAGCTTTCTTTAAGTATACAATTACATTAGCTAGAGTAATGTTACGACTCTCGCTTTCTTGGGTTCGCTCACTAAATATATAGTTAAGGCACGGTGGTCCTTCTGGAAATATCTCAGAAGATGCATTAGGAACTTGTAAGCTGTGAAACTGCTCAGAAGTCATACGTTTCTCTTGAGCTGCGTCTATAAATTGATTGGGGTCAAGGGCTTCTCCCTTGTTGTTAAAGGCATACTGCAACGTAGGGTTGCCACTATACGGCATATTAAGCCAGTTGCCATACTTTGAGTCGTCTTTGCGACTCCCAATCTTAGGTTGCTTTGGGTAAATTTCTGAAACACCTTGACCAAAAAATGCACTGAAAGCTTTTAGCTTATCAATCATATCTTTAGCTGCAACTGGTTCCGATAGGAACAAGTAAACATGAGCACCACCAGACTTAGATCGGCATACTACAAAGGGTAGTGTGTGTTCATTTACTTTTTCGTTCAGCTTTTCAAGTGTGTCTTCTTTCTGGTAGACGTCTACGTCTAGTGCTCCCCAGAATACGGAGCTGTCTTCTTGCAAAGGTGTACATCCAATTCGTTTGTCACCTCGTATATGTTCTTCCCACAGACTTACAGTTACTCCACTTTTTACTAGGTATGATTTGGAATCACATTTACCATCTCTATCTCTGAACTTTCCTGTAAGTTGGGTCTCTCCGTGTACATTTGGGTTACATCTGTAAAGCTCCAAGAATTTTGTAGCTAGTTGTGTTAGTTCATTATTGTCGCTCATTATGGATAAAGGAGCCCAGCTCTCCGAATTGAGAACTGGGCTACAGTTTATTTAGAATATGTCTTCGTCAGTAGTCAAGGTTGGCGCACTTTTAGTCTCGGAGTCCTGAAGCAGTGGGGTTTCTGCAGCTTTACCCGAAGCGGAAGCAGCTAGTTCAAGAAGACTTTCGTCAGCTTCGAAGTCAAGGACTTTAGAGTCTTTAATTTCGAAGTTCCAGTAGTCGTCATTGTTCTTGCTGGTTTCCATTATTGTGCTAAGAGTCCATTTCTGCGCGAACAGAGGTGGTACAATGCCAGTGTTGTCGTGGTATCTGAAACGATTGATGTCAGAAGTAAGTTTACGAGAAACTTTTAACTGAGACGATGTAAAAGGAATCATTGCTTCTTCCCAGTTACCGTTAATCTCGACGAGAACAAACCAGTAGCTAGTGTAGCGTAGTTCGTTTTCTCCGAGCCATTCATCGTATTGACGTTCACGACCTTTCTCGTAGCTAGGGTTTCCAACAATGGACAGAGGATGACTTCCTACGAAGCCACCGCCTTTGTTGCGGGGAATCCATTCAGTGTATACTGCTTTAGTATATACTGGTACGATGCTTGTTGGGTTGTCCAACAAGTCCTTGGTTTTGTTGAAGAACAAGTCTCCAGCTTTTGAGCCTTCGACGTATTCGTCCTTGTTTGCCTTGAGCTGTGGGCTCAAGTCTTGTAGAATGCGGATGAAGGGCATTGCAGAACCTGAATCCAGATTCTCCGTTCCCATACCCGCTACTTTTGTTATATCATATGCCATGATTATTCTTTCTTTTGTTCTTAGGTTACTTTGACTCGCTTACCTTGGTAGATACCAAAGGCTTCACGAGGTAGTGATTCTGCCAGTTCTGGGTTGTCCAGAGCATCGCGACAGAAAGATTTGAGAGTGGCGTGGTGGATTGTGACTTTTCTGTCAGCAACCACACTAAACGACTCCTCGATTAGATCTTTTATCTCTTGTGCAAGATCGTCTTGATCTCGACCTAGAGTAATACTAACTTGATTCTTGATGATGCTGTCGTTGTTTGTGGCACGTAGCCAGTCAAACGCAGCTTCAGAATCTTTAATACGTGCATCAACAAATTCGTTAAGTACAATCTGCTTACCATTTGAAAGACTTAGACCATCAATGCCCATAGTCTCTAGCATGGTTGGCAGGTGTTCTTCTGCGATTGTTTTACGTTTGTTTTTGAGAGCAGATAAAGCTTCTTCTGCTTCGGTTACTTCGTTCTCTAGTTGTACCAGTGTATCACTTAGGTCAACAACAGCAGCCATATCAACAGGTCGCTGTGATTCTGTCTCTCCTTCTGAGAAGAGTTCGTTATTGTCTATTGCTTCTTGAGCTTCGACTAGTAGTGGATCATCGTTCATAATTTATTTATCTCTTGTTTTGTTAGCTTAACTGGTTCTTTTAGTTCTTTGGTAGCCAAGTACCCTACTCTAGCATAACCAGCTATGTCAACCCAATTATCTCTCTTGTTTTTGTTGAGTTGTCTTGTGATCTTTAGTGCGACCATTGCAAGAGCAACTTGGTTGGGACTTACAGGTGTATGAAAGATTACTGACCACATTGTGGCTAGTCGATCTAACTCTACTTTGCAGTCTCCGTAATCTTCTTGTCGGTCTCCTTGAGTAATACTCAGGGCTTCTTCTAGTATATCTTGTTCTGTATTTTGCATAAAGGTTGTCTGCGCCGTGGTTGGCAAGCTGGCAGACGTCAACTCGTAATTAAGACTAAGCAGGAGTAAACAACTTAGACTATAGCTCAGACACTCACGGCTTATCTGCCATACTTACCATTACACAACACCTGTGCAAAGTTTAGCACCAAGTAGGTCCCAAGTCTATGTCTGCTACTACTGGTACTTTTAAAGTTATTGCTTCTTCCATGATTTTACCAAGTTCTTTAGCTTCGGCTTCAGTGGAGACCATAGCATTGATTTCATCGTGAACAGGCAGTCTAAGATCAAATCCAGCATCATGAGCAAGTACCATAGCAAGTTTCGTTTGATCAGCAGCAGAGCCTTGAATAAGTCTGTTAAGCCCTTTGCTAACGAATGCTCTTTGGAGATTTTTAATTTGATCTTTATATTTTTTAGTTGCGTTGTCATATCCTTTTACTGGTTTGTCGTCGTAACTAGGCATCCAGAAGTCAAAGTGAGCTTTCCGTCCTAGTATAGTTTTAATTTCTCCTTTTTGTTTGGCTCGTAACATTACGTTGTCAAATAATATTCGGAGGAAAGGTGCTTTAGCGTTAAACTTTTCTGTAACTAACTTACACTCCTCTTCTCCGATGTCTAGTTGAGTAGCCATTGTCTTGTTGCCCATACCGTAGGAGATGCCAAGGCAGAGCATTTTGCAGGTGTCATAAGGTAGTCCTGTTTCTTTCTCAAAGAATGTATATAACTTCTCCCCTGCAGCAAAGGCTGCTCTAGCTTCTTCTGCTTTAGGCAAAGCTTTTCCTGTGTTGATATCTCCTAGCAAAGCATAGTGGACTTGTAAGCGGGGTTCTTGTGAACTGTAGTCTGCTTTACACCAGAGCATGTCTGGCTCTGCTATGTAAAGTGAACGAATCTTCTTTCCGATGTCGCTTCTTTTTGGAACTTGCTGCATGTTTGGGTTGCTTGAAGATAAGCGACCACTTCGTGTACCACCTCGCTCTGATGCAGTTTGTTTGAAATCAGCGTGAATGCGTCCTTTGTAATTCTGACCTAAGATAATGTCTTCAATAAAGACTTTTCTAAGTCTGTTAATACTGCGTAGTTTACATATAGAAGCTAGAGTTGGGTTGTTTGTTCCTTTAAGAAAGAACTTATCTACTGAGAAATTACCTTTATCTGTCCTAGGTACTTTAATTCCTAGTGTAGTCTCACAGTAGTGACCTAGCTGTTGTGGAGACCATATGTCTAAGTTACCAAATTGGGAACTTAGATCAGCTTCTTCTTTCTTTAGAATGTCGTTGTACTCTTCTGCTGCTAATAGATCAACAGGTACACCTTTTAATGTCATGTTAAGTAATACTTTTGTTACT